CTGACAGTACCGGAGGGCTTAACAGCAGTAATAGCAGCAGAAGTATTAATCCCAAGTCTATCAGACCATACTTTATTCGTAGCGATAGCTTCCTCACGTAACGTTGTAAGCCACTTCTTAAGTTTCGCATTGTCTTCTCTCCCTGAGAGCAGCGGGTGATCCATAATCCCTGTCAACGATACACCCAGTAGTGCCTCTTCTTCCGTGTTAGTCTTCCATATCTTACGTAGGTACCGGAAGTCTGTCAGCGTAGCCTGTAGAGTTCCAAGGATAGTCGCAACACGTACTTTTCGTTTGAGGTCTGCGAGACTATCGGTTGGCCTGACAACAACTTCCGATAGATTACAGAACTGGTACGGTCTGAGGATGATCTCCGAACACGGATTAGTTCCAAAATCATAGGTAGCATCTCGTCGCTCATTTCTTGCAGCTTGCTTTTGACTAGCAACTCTGCTGAACATTCCTCGTTCTCCTGAGTAGGACTCATATAAACTTTTCCACTCATCTAAAAAGGCTGGGAAGTCGGGCTTCTCTGTGTAGCAAGCACTGTTGTTTGCAAGACCACGTTGTTGATTATCTAGCCACCACTTTCCTGACTTGCATCGTCTGATTCGATCATCTGTAAGGTTAGACAGACTGATGAGGGCACTTCGTCTGACACCGCCAACGACGACGATCTGTGCAATCTTACAGCAGAGATCGTGACACTCGATGGAACTAAGTCTTCGTCCAGCAGCACCCCGAAAGACTTCAACGGTAAATCGGAACAGATCCTCAAGAGGTTCAGGCCCAGACGCTCTGCCGCCAAAGGTTCTGAGGGTGGCACCTGCAGGTCGTACTCCAGAGACGTCCCACTTTGGAAGCTGACCACTATAGAGCATGGCAATAAGTTCCCTATAGGCTTTGGCCCAGCCAATCTTCGAGTCCGAAACGTGTATACAACTGTCTGTGTCATGGAACTCCTCTGCAATCTCTGGTAGCTTTGAGATGTACTGACGCTCGACACTGAAGCCTACGCCTGTGCCGCACATGAGCACGTACATCATCTCGTCAAACGCTTTGGGGTGATCTATGGGCAGGTAGCTACAGTTGAATCCAGCTACGTTGTCACGGTCGAGGGCTTCACCTGCTGTCATCAACGCTCGCATCGAAGGCATGACGTCTAGGTCATGTATTGATTTGAATATCTCTGACACTTCGAAGTCATCTAAACCGGCATTATCTACCCAGTAGTTGACGTATCGGTTAACCGTTTCTTCCCAAGTCTCACGGCGCTGTTCAAGTGGCAAGTACCTAGCGTACCTCGACTTGTGTATGTATTGTTGGTATGCGTCCATTAGTTCTCCCAGTTTTCTTCTATAATTTTTAATGATACTTTTTGTAGAAGGAAGTATACTCCTTCTGGGTACGGTCTGCTAGATGCTATCTCATACATCTCGCCTTTGTCGTACATGATAACCGCACAGTCAATTTCTTTGCCTTCTTCCTCGTACTGCATCGCTTTTACTGCGAAGAGAGACAAGAACTCTGATGCGCTTATCGGCTCCTCTTTATCTTTACCGAAGTTACCCTCCACTACTTTCATTGCTAGCCTCCATCGCTTCATCAACGGCATCACGCCAGCTTTTAGCGTCTGTCTCTGCCAAGCATGAGCAACCTTCTTCGGTCAGGCACCACCCGTTCTTGGTTGGCATAGGGTAGCACTGATTTTCTACCAGCCACTCAAGCCGCTTGCGATCCATTTCAAGATCAAAGACGGCACTCATAAAGCTACCTCTTCAATGAGACGCTCAAGATACCACCTAGCCTTACGAAGATCCTCTACTCCGTTCTTGTATTCGTACCGCCATATGTACTTCATTACGTTACCCTTAAGGTAACCTTTGAACTCTGTCTTGTCCATAGACTCCTGTATTGCTTCAATGCACTCTAAGTTTCCTGTGTTGTAGTGGTGTGGTCTAAATACAGCATCCCAATCTGCTGGTGTTGCGTCATCTATTGAGCGGGGGAATGGTGTATTACGATCAGACTTAGTATTCATTCTCTATCTCCTCAAATTTCCATCTGTTTTCTTTGACTCTATCACAGAACCTTTCTACTAAATCTTCTGCGTTTATTTCAAGAGCCTCTAGTATTGTTACTTCATCGTAACGTGCGGCTATGTGTTCTAGAAGTTCGTCAAGCGTTAGCACCGTACTTCCTCCGCAGATAAGACATACTGATAGGCATCTCATCAAACGCACCATCAATAACTTCATTGAACATCCACAGCCCAGACCAGCTACCATTAGTCTGCGGGTTTAGATACTCTTCGTTGTGCTGATAGTAAATACCAGCAAACAAAGCAGTCATTCGTTTTCCGCTGGCGTCTCTGTCGAACGCGATGTCTCTGTCTTGTACGTGTCCCATGACGCAAGACATATGTTTCTTTTGCAGTAATAGTTTTGCATTAGTGACTGGCCTACCCATGACACCGCTAGTGAAAAAGTGGCAATAAGCAATACCATCCACAACAACTGGCTTAAGATACGGATATACTTCCCAATCTTTGAGGTATAAATCTTCATAGCTCATCAGTCCTTCTAGCTTTGCATCGTTTTCTACTGCCCGTTCAATACGATATTCATGATTACCTAGAGTAAAAATCATACGGGGTTTCCAGACACGCTTCTTGTGTTTGCGTAATCGTTTCTGCTCCGCCTTGATTATTTCCATGAAAGCCTTCATTGCTTCGTTGCCTGCTCTAACGTCAGCAGAGTAGCGTCTACCTTCGAATGATTTCTTGCCTACATCATAACTAGACAACGATGGCATATCCCAATGGTCGCCTAGATGAATGATTGTATCTGGCTTGGCAGCGACAGCATAACGCGCCGCCCAAATCATATGGCTCCAAATATGGTCTGGCTTTACTTGTGTATCTGGTATAACAAGATGTCGTTTACCACATGTCATGACCTTTTCCTCCGTCTTCTTTTACGCGGCTTACCATGCGTAGGATGTATAGGGTTGGCTGTGTAGTCGATGCTCCAATACTTAAGCAGGTTCTTTAGAAACGCTACAGGATCGTTGCCTCTACTACGTTGCTTTGCCCAGTGCAGTATCTTGCCTTCTGCTGAGTTACAAGAACGATGTAGTACCTTACGTACATGACCTGTTGTATGGCAGTGGTCAAGAGCAGCTTCATCTGGCTCACACCGTTCTTTACACAACGGGCAAATGTACTTCTGTCTACGCAGTTGACGTAGTCGGTACTCACGTATCTCACTTTGTTTGATTTGATTGTGGGACATTGTACTTGTCGTCCTCTGAACGCAAAAGATACAGTAGACTTAAACTCTCTACCAGCCTGTCTCTGTCTAGCTCATTATCTATGTACGTCTTTAGACAGGTCTCAAAAGCCTCCGCCTCTGATTTACACGGATCAATCAGTACGTCTGCTTTCTTCGGCCCTATTCCTCTAACACCAAGAATATTATCAACACGATCCCCCATCAAAGCCTGCTTGTATATCCACAGCGATGCCTCCTCAGAATTAACTGCAGTTAATTTCTTCTTGACATAATCGTACAACTGGCAGGGTATCTGTTTGAAGTCCTTATCTAAAGAGCAAATGATGCAGTCGTAATCTAGCTTTGCGGCTTGGATTGCGATGTCGTCGTCTGCCTCTTTGTTGTCAGATACCGTAGCACCCCACTCGTTTATTAAGTACTCACGAAGTGCATCTTTGTGTACTGGTTTACGTGCTGGACGGTCTCCTTTGTATGGTTGAGAAACAGCAACCTCATCCCTGAAGTTGCTGCTGCCGGTAAGGAATACTCTGTGTTTATCGTAGTGCTCTGCTAGATCGAAGACCATCTCGGTGATGTAGTTACCCATAGTTTGAGTAGCTACTCTCTCCTCTTCTTCATCACAAGCAAAGCCAACACGATAGACGAGCATATCCCCGTCGATGAGTATCACAGTACCTCTGCCTCATCGAACTCGGTGACGTACTCTTTTAGATCGTCAATCACTATACGTCGTAGAGTGGCAGAACGACCTTTCTTCTTATTGTATTCCCAGTCGTAGTAGGAAACAAGACACTTGGCCTTGGAACCATTACCCACAACGACTCCCGTCTCTGGGTTATCATCTTCTGACATAGACGTTCGCCCTTTGATTGGGATTTCGAACCCTTCTTTGTCGAAGGCTTTGTACTTGTTGTTTGACTTGCATGTGATGTAGTATCCACGCTCATCTCCCTTGTTGTGTACAGTCAGGCCCATATCTTCCAGTGCTGTTACTGCGGCATCTGAAAGACAGGCTAGGTCAACAGTGTACTTCTCTGCCATCTTATTCTGATGGGTAAGAAAAGGGTAATACAACTCACAACCGACCATTACGTTAGCTTCGTTACTCATACTTCTCTCCTTTGGTTTTACCACTAATATTATACCATAGATTTAAGATTGTGTTAATGGGTTTCTGCCCAATTATTACCAATCTTGTATTCACCGTCCAATGGACAGTTAAGGTTCAGGGTCTCGCCCGCAAACATCATAGCGTTGACACAACTACGTCCAATGAAGTCAGCATCGTCTGGCTTGCACTCTATCTGCCACTCATCGTGTACCTGTGCTACCAGCTTGAAGTCAACATTGTCTAGTAAGTCATACAGTATAATGATTGCTTGCTTCATTACCACAGCACCTGCCCCCTGCAGCAGCGTGTTCAAAGCAGCGTGTTCCGAACGTACTCTTATCCTCCTTCCATCTAGTCCTGTTACAAAACCGCTTGCCGCTTCCTGAGAAACGGTCTGCTTAAGATTCCGTAGTGATCCAACACGAGACAGAAACTTACTTCTTGCTTCTTTCCCTGCTGATCTCTTTGCTTTTTCACTGCAGTCTTCTCCTCTAACAATAGACCCTATCTTTACATCGCCTGCGCCATACAAGAATGCGTAGATAAATGTCTTCGCCTGTGCTCTTGTTCGTAACCCAGCGAGTTCTTGATTAAGTGTGTGGATATCGCCTTCTAGTAGTTCCTTGGTGTAAGCCTCACTGTTCATGTAGTGGGCAAGCATACGTAGTTCCAGACCGCTAGCATCAGCGCCTACTAGAACACGACCCTCTGGCACACCGAACAAAGACCTGCATCGCTCGCCGTACTCAGCACTTACGGCAGGCACTTGAGCCAAGTTGGGATTTGAATGCGACATTCTTCCCGTAACTGCACCAATATGCCTGACCCTACCGTGTATTCTACCGTCTTCGGAAACTGCTTTAATCCACGAATCAACTTGGCTGGCTCTCTTTTGGCATAGCAGATAACGGAGAATAATCTTCGCCTCTGGAATGTGTCCCTGTTTTTTAAGGGTACCCTCATCCACTTTAGGTTTTCCTGACGGTGTGAGTTCCTTCCATACAGCACCTTTGTCAGCAAGTCTATCTGCAATCTGCTGTCTACTACCGACATTGAATACCGTAACTTTGTCTTTGAGTTTCTTGTGTGTTTTATCACTGAACCTCTCCTCTATTATGGGAGGAAAAACTGCTTGAAGGTCTTTCTCTATCCGTATCATACGGGATGTCAGTTCTTCGTACAGTTCTTGCGCTCCCTCTTTGTCGAAACAGAATCCGTTGTCCTGTTGTTCTTTGCATATCTTAGCCACACTGTGCTCTAGCTCTATGCAATGGTCTGAGAAGCCGAACATACCTAGCTGTGCTGATAAGGCATTGTACAGTTTTTCTGTCACATCAACGTCACGCTTACAGTACTCAATCATCTCATCAGACAACTGAGACCAGTCAGTGTGCTCACCTTTCGGAAAGCCTAGTCTAGTTCCCCAAGCATTGAGACTGTGACCCCCATCAACGTCGGGGTGAAACAGATTAGAAAGAACGAGAGTATCCATGAGTCGAGAATCATCAATGCGTATACCCCAGAGCCTGCGAATAACAGGGTCGTCATAACCGATAATATTATGGCCACATATTTTCCCGCCTTTGCTGAGTTCAGCACGTAGTGTCTCCTTAGATGTATGGATCAAGTGAGCTTCTAGGGGACGCTTTGTAACGACACAGTGTATCGTAGTAGGATTCAAGCCATCCGCCTCCAGATCTAGAAAGACTATATTCGAAGTAGGCAAGGTCTCGCTCGTCTTGCTCTGAGAGTTCGTCTCCATTACTCTTCATCTCCATATTCTGTTCCTGTGTAATAATCCACTGCCCCATCTTGGACATAGTTCTCCTCCTCTAAATCACTAAGACTAGCATAGTCCCAGTTACCTTCTACAGTTACATCAGATTCTACCAGATACCTAGTACACTCGTTACACAAGTCAACGTACTCATGTGACCCTGTGTACTTCTTGGTTCGTTCGTAGTCATTTAGTATCTTATCACACGCACAGCATCTCACGACATGATCTCCGTCAATCGTCCTGTGTCTTTATTATACATCAAAGAACACGCAGGGCCAGTCTGCCCGCTGTATCTGTTCTTCAATACCCTGATGTTGGTTGTGTTACGTACCATGATATCTTCTGCCTGAGCATTACGTTCTAGTCCAAGAACAATATCAGATAACTGAGCGATTGCAGCAGAGCCGCGTAGCTGACCCAGACTAGTATATGCTCCGTCTTCATGTCCTTTACCCTCCGGTCT